CTCCGACTTCGATAGAAGGAAGATGTACTCATGCGCCTTGGTGCAGCGGTCGCGCACGCTCTCTGGTATTGGGTTTGGCTTGTGCCAGATGATGTCTTGGCGCAGATACCAGCCGTCAGCGCGAAGGGCGAAGGCCAACATCCAAGGGATGCCGATAAGGTCTTTTGGTTTGCAGTTTGGTGCTTTAGTTTTTATTAACGCACCAGCAATTGCGCCTTTATTAGTGCCTTGCTTACCGCCTTCTTTGTGACTTCCATCGGCGTTCCTGCCTTTTCCGCTTCCAGCATAACTATCTCCAATATTTAGCCACAGCGTCCCGTCATCTGCCAACACATCCTTTACACAGCGGAACACCTCGACCATTACCGTGATGTACTCGTTTGGAGTTTGCTCAAGCCCAATCTGCCCATCATGGCCGTAATCTCTCAAGCCAAAGTATGGTGGGCTTGTGACGCAGGTCTGCACCTTAACGCCATCAGCGGCCCACCGGCGCATGGTTTCGCGACAATCTCCAAACTCAATCTTGTTCATTGGATGGCCGCCTGTATCCTTCGGCCAATCCATCGCACCACGGGAACAGCCCATGAGTTGCCCAGAGCCTTGTAGCGTGGCCCGTCTGGGGACTCCTCCTTCTTGCGCCAAGGGATGTTGGTGTAGCCATCTGGAAAGCCTTGCAGGCGTTCGCACTCAACTGGGGTCAGTCGACGGACGTGCATTGACTGCGCCACCGCCACACTTGCCTGCCCGTGGCTTGACCCACAGCCTAGCGCATGTGTGGAGCCGTCTGTGCTGCTGATCGGGGTTTGGGTTGGGTGAAAAGCAATCGGCTGCGCCACATAGCACTGCTGTTTAGCCCCAGTCTCCGCTGCCAACGCACCAACAATTGAGCCGTCACCACCCATCAAGCGTACTTTGTCGCGGCTATTTTGAACAAATGCAACGGGTTGCGCCACTCCGTGAACGTCTGTTTTTGTTAAGCACGGCGCAATATCGTGCATTGGTTCTGTTGCGTTTCCACCGTTTTCTGGTTTACGGCCAATCCAGTTACCAGGTATGCCATATGCAACGGCATGCTTATCAACACAGTTCTGCGTAAAGCAGACTTCCTCGTTAATGCCGTCGCCCTGCGGCCCAGCATTGTCGTTGCGACCGATCATGTTGCCTTGGATGGCGTATGTTGGAGTTGGAATCAACCGCTCCGTGTAGGCGTCCTGTCCGCTATATGCGCCAGGGTGGCTGTCCGCGCACAAAGTTTCTACTGTTCTTTGCAAGCCATTTGAATCAACGCCTGATTCAACGCCTGATTCAACGCCTGATTCAACGCCTGATTCAACGCCTGATTCAACGCCGGAGGCAATGTTTTTCCCCGTTTCTCTGCTCGGCGCAGTATCCCTTCGCACGCCTTCGGACTCAAAAAGAACCTCTGCTGGATTGAAGTCGTCTCTAGCACTTGCGACAACGAACACACGTCGGCGTCGTTGGGCCACTCCGAAATATTGGGCGTCAAGGACCCGCCACGCGACTGTTCTTTGGGGACCATACACACAACCAGCGTTCGTCCATTTATCCCCTGCTGGGATGACCGGCTCATTTTCACCGGCAAGCGCTCCAAGAAAACATCCGAAGGCGTTGTCTTTGGTGCTGAGTACTCCGGGGACGTTCTCCCAAAAGATGATGGCTGGAACATGTCCAAGGTTCTGTCGTCTGTTGTCAATTGCATTTGCTATCTCCACAAATTTTAATGAAAGGTTCCCCCGGTCGTCGTCAAGGCTGTTACGTAGGCCGGCAACGCTAAACGCTTGGCACGGTGTGCCGCCGCAGAATAAGTCTGGCGCCTCCACCTCGCCAGACTTGATGCGCTCTGGAAGTGTGGTCATGTCGCCAAGGTTTGGGGTGGTCTGGGTAATGGTGCGCAAGCACCGCAGACGGAAAAGGCTCAATCTCTGAGAGCCACGCGGCCTGCCAACCCAGTGGGTGCCACGCTACTGAGGCGGCCTCAATGCCGCTGCATACTGATCCAAATCTCATATCGTTCCTTCGTTTTGATCGTTTGATTTGCATGTAGTGTATCAGGGTTTAAAAATGTTTTAAAGTGTGTTACATTAATTGCACTCATCCGGCTTGGATGGGCATAGCGATCAAAACGATCAAAACGAAAGAACGACATGACAACACGAGTAGTAACCGACAAGGTCCGCTTCAGCTTCTGCAACGTATGCAGCCCACGCCGCAATGAGTTCAACGGCAAGGATGAGTTCTCAACACAAATCCTGGTGGCCAAGTCAGACACCACGACCCTGGCCGAGATCAAGGCTGCGGCCAAGGCTGCGCTGTCAGCTAAGTGGGGCGACAAGGTGCCGGCCAAGGTGCGTAACCCATTGCGCGATGGCGACACCGAGACCAAAGGCGACGGTTCTGCGCTGGGCCCAGAGTACAAGGACCACTTCTTTATGACCGTTAAGTCGAGTAAGAGACCAGGCATCATCGACTCCAGCGGCGTTGAGCTGCTAGGGTCTGACGACGTGGCGTCCGGTGACTGGGGTCGCGTGTCACTGAACGCCTACGCGTATGACGCGGCTGGCAACAAGGGCGTGAGCTTTGGCTTGAACAACGTGCAGCTCATGAGCAAGGGCGAGCCGTTGGGTGGTGGCCGAACCAGCGCCGCCGCCGACTTTGGTGTGGCCAAATTAGCAGCAGCGCCCGTTGCTGAAACGGTAGCCGATGACGACAACTGGTAAACGGTTGGTGGGCGTCTATCTCGACCCAGTTAAGCTGGCAGAGGTAGACGCCTTGGCGTCTAGGTTTAGATGGTCACGCTCTGGACTGCTTCGGCACGCTCTGGACCTGGCCCTGCTGGACTCTTTGCAGCAATCAGCTCTGCCAATGCCATCTCCAATGCCTCCACAGACTCATACAGCGGACGTGCGCGACCCTTCAGCCAGCGACTAGCCTGGCTCTGGTGTATGCCTGCATGCGCGCAGATGGCGGTCATTGTTATGCCGAGCGGCTTGGCTTGATCTTTGATGCGCTGTATAGGGTTCATGCATGAATTTTACATTACCCGCAATAACTGGTTGACGGCTGGTAAAAAAGAGTCCATGATTCGTTATACGCACTTTGCGTACATAAAGGAAACAGAATGAACACAGAGCAATACATCAAAGCCCTCAACGCCCATGACTGGTCGTTTGAGTGGTCCGACGACGACACGGTTTGGAAGCGCGGTCGTCAGCAGCGGGCCGACCTCAACGCCGCGCGCCAATTACTGGATGCGGATTACGCAATCTGGAACGCTCATTGCGAGCACCACTACGTTGTGGTGGCGTCATGAGAAAATTTGCACGAACAATGGACCAGGCGTTTCCTGGCCACGGCAACTACGCCTACGCCATCAGCAAAACACGCCCCAGTCTTATGCGCCGCATAGCCAAACTTCTTGGGTACGCGGCCATTGTTGCCGCCGGCCTGGCCCTCATGCTGTCGTATTTCGACATACTCGTAAAGTAATCTATGTCTAAATTAATGGAGTCTTCTGAATTCTTGTATACCCACCTGCAAAACATTACCGCCGGGGCAGCGGCGCTGGAGCGGGCGGCGGTTCATATCACCGACCACAACGTGCGGATGCGCACCTTCATGCTGCGCATTGTTGACCCAGAGGACTTGGGCCACGCGGTGACTGATGAAGTCCGCAGACTGGCTGGCGCGTTGCTGACAATGGACAGTGGCAATGGGCGCTCGTAAGAGAATCTTGGCGCTGTGTGATGGCACCAGGTCATCCACAGTCTTGGCCGCCCAGGCGTTTTGTGACCGGTCTTATGTGTGCCGCATACTACTAGCCGGGCAGAGGTCTGGCAGCGTATACATCAGCGGCTGGGAAAAGACGCCAACTCGCAACCGTGCGCTGTACATGTTTGGCGCTGGTGAGAACGTGGCCGAGCCTCGGTCGTCCAGCACCATGCGTGTGCGGGCCATGCTGGAGCGCATGTCCGCCGACGACAGGGACCGCTGGCGCAATAGGACCAACACCCGCCGGCGTAAGGTCAAACAGGACCCGCTGGGCCGGGTGTTTTTTGGGGGTGAGAGATGAACAGCCTGGCCTGCACGGACAGGTAGTTAGATAGCTGTTTTGGATCACTGTATGGGTATGCCATTACTTCACTTTCTTTACGGTCTTGGCTGCAGCCTTAAATGACTTGGCGGTTGGTGCGCCAGCGGTGCCAGGCTTGCGCATGGTCTCCTTGCTACCGGCTGCGATGCGCTTTGTTTTGCTTGGATGTTGGCGTAAAGCCCTTGCTTGGCATAGTCGTATCCTTTGGTTGGATTTATCGGTCTAAAAGTATCCGCCAGACTGGCCACCAATTACGCCGGATTGGACGAGTTGCTGTCGCTGTGCATCGTTGAGCTGGTTCAACGCCTCGCGCAGCTTGGTGAAGTCGGCTGGGTCTCGTGACAACAACAGCCTGCCTATCTCGTTTCGTACTGGCTCCGGAACCTGCACTCGGCCCAGTCGGTTTGAGGCCGACTGCACTATGCTTGGAGACGCCATACCCGTCTTGGCAGCCACACCCATTTCTGCGGCTTCTCCAAGCACCTGTAGCGGCGACTCGCCAAGGTCAGCTTGGCCAGCTAGGCGCTCTGCCGTCTTAGAGCCTTTGCCAACAGACTCAAACGGCTTCATCTTGCCCTCCTGCAGCAATGTGGCCGCAAAGCGCTTGTAGTCATTTCCAAAAATCTGCTTTAGACGATCCGAGGTGTTTGGCTCTTTCCAAAACTTGGATAAACGAGTCCGGCCGCCCTCTGTGCCGGCGGCCTCGCGCAATGACTGCACCGCACCAAGGCGGAACGCATCCATCTCGCTCTTGGTCATTGCGGCCATGGCGTCCGTTAGGTCGTCAATCTTTAGCTTCATAGCGCCGCGACCGACCTCTACAGCATCCAGCAACTTGGATGGCCCAGCGAACGCATCTAGAGCTTGTGAGTATGCTGATTTGCCTT